TTGTTAGCTTCAATAGCCTCAGCTTCACGATTAATCAACAGGTAATCCTTACCTGCAGTGAGTTTATCAAGTGATGTGGCAACACGTTTATGACCACTCAAGAACTTAATGATCATAGCCTGACGAGGAATAGAATCATCAAGTAAGACTGTCCTAGAACCAACTTTTACACAAAATGTAGTCCAGAAATCGCTGGACTTCGATAGATGTCCCTCTTCATAACCGAGGGCTTTTTCATAATATCTTTCTTCTTCGGGAGTAAGACCCGTATAAATCGACCCGGAACGAGTGAAATAAGGAGCAATGTAATCAAAACAACTCTTATATTTAATTAACCCTGCCCAGGGATTCTTCTTTTTAATCTTTAATTCAACTACCATAATATTACATTAGTATGTTGTGTATCGGCAGGGGGCCGAAGCCCCCGTCGAATACATTATATCTTTATTTTATTTATCAGGCGCCTACCTGCCAGCTGCCGTTGTTGCTGATTTCAGTGTCCTCAGCATCGCAGTACAGAATACCGCAAGACAGCGGGTTACGCAGCATGATACCCATTTCACCAAGGAAGTGAACCTGGTAACCATCACGGCTGTTAGAACGCAGCGTAGTGATGCTGTTAGCATAACCGTTAGGAGCAACAGAACCACCGGTAAACCACTGTACGAACTCACGACCCTTACGGCAAACCTTTACAACGTTAGCCTGACCATCACGCTGACCAAGATCAACGAACAGGAAGGTATAAGACATCAGGGGTTTACCAGTCAGAGGATGTAACTGACGGAACATCTCCATGTTATCGAACATAGGACAACGCTTCAGAGTCAGCTCAATACCGTTGGTCATCTTGTAAGTAGTGAACTGACCACCGAGAGTCAAGTTCTGACCGCTACCAGTAACAAATGTGGTGTCAATCATGTTGAAGCTAGCTACCTTCTCCTTCAGGATACGGTCGAACTCACGAATACCCATCTCACCAGTCAGAGCGATGAACTTACGCTCGTTGGTACCGAGGATATTGTAGCAGAGATCGAACAGATAATCCTCAAGCAGCTCTGCAGTCAGCTGAGTGTAGTAACGAATGTTAGCGGGGCTAACCTGCTCGAACAGACCAGCTGAGATGGGCACAGGACGACCGTTAGTACCCTTTAAAGCATAAGTACCGTCAGCATTACGATTTGACTTAGAGAACAGCAAGAACTTCTCTTCTCTCTTCTTCCACTCACGCAGAGCCTTCCAGTACTGATAATCAGACCACAAGTAAGACTTCTTACCAGTCTCGGGATCAGTCAGGGCAATAGCCAGAACGGTGCTGTAAGCATCACCAGTAATATCATAAGACAGACGCAGAGTAGTAAGGTTGTTACGCATCTTAAATGGAGTCTCATAGTTGATGATATCAGCCTCGTCACTGTACTCCTCGTAAGCTGAACCGATACGGCTCACCTGACGACCAGGCAACAGATACTCAGCAGGAATATATGCACCAGCAAAACCCTCAGCTACATAACACTCGTAAACCCAAGCGCTACCATCCTGATAGGGCAGACCGTTTACACGAACCTGGAAGTTAATGTCATCGAATGCGAGAATAGCACCTGGTCCAACAGGATATTCGACATCGGGCGTTAACCGATGCCCGTTTATCATCTCGCAAGATAAACAGCTTATAATTTCTTATAAGATTAGACTATATCTTCACCCTAACAGGGTGTTCCGCATTTCCCCTCACTTGAGGGTACGTCATTGTTGACTAGTCGTTGAACCTTCAAATATTCTATGTCAATTCTAAGTCCTTTAAACAATCCTTGTTTAACATATGCTCCAGTATTAGCGTATTTAACAACATTTGCTAGGAATGTTTTCTTTTTACATTTGAACTGACTTAGCACATTTTTAATACCTATTATAGTAAAACTCTTATCGTTATATACATTGGTAAACGTGTAGGCTTTGTATTGTGTAAATCTTCCACGTTCATTTATATTTTGTAGTTTTGTACTAATGTGTCTACCATGTTTCATAGAATAGTATACGTTTTCTTTGTTTGTACACCACTCTAAATTGTCTAAACAATTATTTTGGGTATTAAAATCTTTGTGGTTAACCTGTGGTAAATTGTCAGGATTTTCTAAAAATGCTTCTGCTACTAAACGATGCACTCTATATTCTCTTCTATACGCATCTCTACATAAAACAACTCTTTCGTAACCATCCATCGAAAGTCTCGGTTTTAAGTATTTTTGTCTCCTTAATGAGAATACTTTACCGTCAGAACTTATAGTATATAAATCTTCCCAACCTTTTACAGGTTTAACTAATATTTGCTTGGCTGCTGATTGTCCATTTTCAATATTTTCCATATATCTGTGTTTTTAATTATTACTCTACGGTATAAAAACTTTTAGGAGTTTCCAGCAATTAACGGAATTTATTTTCCATGTGGTTTCACACATGTGTGGCTTAGACCTTGGTGGTTAACCACTTCTCTTCCAAAGCGATATAGATGGGGGTACCATTCAAACCAGGAGTAGCGGTAGCTACATCAGCAACATCCAGAGTCTTGTTATTCCACTTAGCCCAACGAATGTTGATAGCGTGCTCCTGATCGATCATCACTGACCACTCATACTCTCTGTTCTCAATAATCATGGTCTTACCAAGACCACCGGTAATCATGTCGATGGCAGTAGAAACACCGTCATCCTTGGTGCCGAACACCAGTGAAAGCAAACCGCTAACCTCATGAGGCTTGGTCAGCAGTGCGTTAGAAATCATGTTTTCATCTACCAGATCTGAGAAGCGGCGACCGCGATACAGCTGGAGATTGTTAAGTAAACTATTATTCATATATTATAAATTATTAGTTAGTTCAGAACGAACCTGCAAGTAAGTCCGTAACTGATTTTTGCTTATCGTCGGCATTATACGTAGAATGATTCTTAGTACTATGCCTTAACAAATTTCTTAATTTATCAGCAGCGGATGACTCTCCATCTTTCTTTGCATTAGATATTAAAGCGTCAGCTTTCATCGTAAAGTATGCAGATTCGATAAGATTCTTTGATAGATTCTCGTTGAAGTCTTTTTGATATTGTGACATACCAGTCTGATCTACTTTGAAAATATAATCAAACAAAGCTTTACGATCTTCTTGAGGAATAGCAATACCGCGAATGTTAGTCAGGGAGTTGATGTCGTCTGTAACAGATTTAAAGAAGGCTTTTGACTGCGCTTCCTGTTGCTTAGCATACTCTTCCTGTTGTCTAGCAGCTTCTTCAAGCTCGCTCTTCCTGATCTACTTTAATCTATCTAAAGCATCCTCGGACTCTTCATAAAGCATATCAGCATCTTCATAACGAGAGATCTTCTTATTGATCTGTTCATCAGTATAGTTACTATGCTTCAGAAGTTCCTTAATAACTGCTTTCTGATTAGTTTCATCTTCCATATCGATATTGTCGAGACTAAGACCTTCAGATTGAATCTTGTAGAAGTCTTCGAATTTACCTCCGTTCTTTACGAACTGATCTAACTGCTGAATCCTATCGTCAGCATACTCAGGAACTGAATTCTGTCTTACAGTTTCTGCGAGGTAATTAGTAAGATCGTCTACTGTCAAAGGTCTATCCTTTTCATCAATATCAGATACATTCCAACCGAGAGATTGTCCAATGGCGTCGAATAATAACCCAACTTGCTGGGCTTCAACAACATCGGCATCTGTAACATCATCATCGTCTTGTTTGTCTTCATTAGTATCATCTACTACTGTATCCTGATGATCATCGGTCTTATTGTTACCGTTCATTTTGTCGATAACATCTTGTGGGATGTCACTTGTATCATCATTAACTGAAGTGTCATCCTTAGTATCTTTGCCGTCCTCAGTTTTATTCACTGGCGGTTCATTATTAATATCATCATCTTCAACAAGTGGAATCTGGGTATCAAGTGTATCGATGTTAGTAACACTACCACCTACCTCACCGTTGCCGTAGATATTGCCAAGAATATCATCAAATTCACTTGGAATTGCGTTTTTCTTTTTTGCCATATTGCAATATGTTATTGTTTATAATTACGCTTCATTTTGTGAAGCTTGTTATGTTTTCTTTCTTTCGGGGTGAAATCTTCATCTTCCCCGTATATTTCATTATCGTTGATGTCAAGTTTCATCGTTTTACAGCGTTTATCCAATCTATAGTTGTGTTAGGATTTAAAAATGGTTTGCTTGGTTTATATTGAATTGTAGGCATCCAATATACTGATGAAGGATCTGTTAGTAATGCAGATGGGTATTTGAATCCACCACCTTCGTAATCATTCTTATATCTGAAGTTTACTCCGTTTTCTCTAAGATATTGTGCAAATTTCTTATTGGCAGCTTCTAATTCTATGGGGTCTCTATCGGCAAATAATTGTTCCCTAGAATATTTTTTTACCTAATCATATTTTAAACCAAAATTATCCATAATATCTCTGAGTGCCAACTTACCTTCAAAATCTCTTTTTCCTGCAGGTGTTAAAAGTGGATTATCTATTTCACTACGTAACTGCGATTTTGAATATTTTATAGTAGGAGTTAATTCATCATCCCACATTCTAGCATACCACTTTTGCATATCTGGATATATTGCGTCAGGATATTGTGTAGCATCTACTCCTTGATATAATACACCTCCATTTTCTGCAAATCTCTCAGCAGTTTTTCTGTTTTCTGTTACATGCAAACCAACATCTTTAGAAGAATAAGTTCTTAATACATCTTGCGGTTTTCCTCTATTGGTTCCTCTTCCGTGATATATAAATTTAAAATCGGGAATTTTTTCTCCGTTTAACCACCATCTTATAGATGTATCATTGTCCCAATGTTTAGTAAAATCGACAGATCTTGCAGCATCTATCATCTTCTTTTTTATGTCTGCTCCACTAAGATATCTGCTAACAGGTTTTATGATACCTCGTAAAGGTTTTTCTACTACATTAGGTATAGCAAACATTGCAGCTCCTATTCCAGCATTAGTATAATTCTGATTATACAAATCTTTACCAACATCCAAGGCATCTCCGATGTCACTTCCAGTAGCCATAGCTCCTAGTAAATCTTCTGTCTGCATCTTATATGCGTTCTTACTAAGATGTATTGGAGCATGCGTATGTGGACGTTTATTAGTGCCTGTAATAGTTACTTCAGGAAGAGTATATCTAGGAGAATAGAGATCTTCTTCAGGATTGTATAAAGCTTGACTAGTATTTACATCTCTCTTATTATAAGGAGTAAGACCATCAGCATATTTAGGAAGATTGACTTGTCTTTGCCAAGCAGCAGGAATAAATTCATCTTCTATCCACATACCACCTCTTAAACCATAGGGATTTTTATCGCTTTTCTGTCCGTGATATATAGACTCGTTTGAAAAAGTTTTGTGTAGTGGAGTTTTATATTTATCTGGCCAGTGTTGAGCAGCATTTCCAGAAGTATTTTGATAATATTCAGGATCCATATAATAACCTCTATAATTGTATGTCGGATTATTCAATTGATCCTACCAAGCAGCTTCTGCAGATTCATAGCCCCAATCTTGATAATTCTCTCTAGCAATATCTTTCATTCTTTCTCTGTAGACAACTTCGTCGTCGATTCGACCAGCCTTATACGGTAATATACCTTTTTCTCTATATAGCTTAAAACGGTCTCTGAACTGTGTTGGATCTTTTCTTTTCATACGGGTCTATTCTATTGCCTATTACGTTAGCTATAATATTAGTCATAAAGTCATTAGCTTCGTCATGCTACACAAAATGAAGTATAGCTCTTAGAAGCTCATTGTTCTATCTAGTAAGCTCTAAGAGCTCTTGTTCTTCATTTCTTGTCATAGTTATTTCTTTTCACCTGCGACCCTATTACGAATTGCAGTTCTTGCTTTAATCTTCTCTCTTTCCAAAGCAGCATCATCTTTCTACTTCTGAAGCTTCATCTCATGCTCCATACGTTCCTTCTCAAGCTCGATCTTCTTATCTTCGATATTCTTCTTATACTTCATCTCACGATCTTTAACGAACTCACCAGAACGTATCTTCTGTTGCTCCATAGCTACCTTGTACATCTCTTGAGGATCAGGCGTGCCATTGGCGTTGACATCCTTCTCTTCAGTACCACGATAAGTAGAAATCTCAGCTACAGCGATCTTAGTCTGGTTATCAGCATCGATCTTATATCTTTCAAGATCCATCTTAGCTTCCTCAAGCATAAGCTCTTGTTCACGCATTTCATTCTGCATCTGTTGTAACTGTTGAGCCTGTTCTTGTTCAGCTTGCTGAGCTTGCTGTTGCATCTCTTCTTGACGCTTCTACATGTCTTGCAGCTTCTGTTTAAGGATGTTGAAGTTATCATTAGTAAGAACCTCTGCAGCCTCTAAGAGACTAGCACCATTCTGCATAGCAGGTTGGATAAGCTGTTGTAACTTCTGAATGTTCTCCATATCCTTAGACGTATCGCTTACAAATACATCCATATCTTCGTAGTAGAACTTATCGGCTATATCAAGGTAAGCACGCTCACCATTATCGAATATATATGAGAGCTTCTTCTTGCCGCTCTGTTCCCATGCACCTTTAGCAGTATTAAGCAGCATATTCAAAGCATGACGCTTACACTGATTGTGCATCCAGAATAAAGGTTCTGTAATGTGTGATGATTGTACTACACTACGCTCCACATTACCTACAAGTTCATTAGAACTAATAGCACCTTGTCTCTGCTCTGTAATACCAGATATTGTACCAGCTAGCTGTTCTATCTTGTCCATCAGCTGAATATACTCAGCGATTACATTAGACATCGTGAGATCCAAAGCTGTAATCTGGTTAAATGTGGCTGGTTTTCCACCCTCACGTCCAGGGATGTTCCAACCTTCCTCGTAAGGATTAATGAAATTGACACCAACTGAAGACAGATAATGCATCCATCTTTCAGGTGTGATATTCATAGACTTAGGAATCTATGTAATATCCATATTAACTACCTTACCCTTATCTCTTGCTATAGCTAACTCAAGTCTGTACCACAGTACAATATACATATACTGCAAAGGCTTAAGTATACTTACCAAAGACCTAGGTTTACTGTTGGTATTACTATATATACAACCACAGTAAGGTAGTTTCTAACTATTTGGGTTATCTATGCTCACATGCTGATATTCGAGAGGCTATATACCGAAGTATAAATCTGAACCTGCTCTATATCCTTCCCATACTTCAATCACCCAGTCAGGCTCTACAGAGATCTCCATACCAGTCTTTTTATATGATTCATCTGCTATTTCGATCTGCAGCTTACCTGCTTCGTCTTGATATGTGACATAGTAAATCTTCTTAAATGACTTCCAGCATACATGCCACACATTGATGTTGTGTCTACTCTTTTGATCGTATACTGGATTGTCATATATGTGCATTTGTATACCGCTGAAGTTGTCCACAGGATCTTTATCTCCCATATCATTAGAAGGTCTTCCTGTAAGCATCTCATTAAGCTTATTAAGATCTTTCTCAGTAAGCTTATCGTAATATCTATCGTACAACTCAGCTACTGGTAATCTCATTCTTCTGCAGCACCAAGGAGCATCTTCAATAAACTCCAGATCAGGAGATTCTCCAAATGAGAACTCTAATGGATTTACTCGCTCTAAATAAGGCTCTGCATTAAGTACACCAGCATAGTATACTTCATAACCACCAATAAGACCGTCCTTCCAACCTTTAAGGAATTCATTGTCTAAGTTAAGCTTCTCTCTAAGATACATAAGAGTATGATATGCTGTATTCTCAACAATATCTTTATAATCTTTATCCATGTACTTAGCAATAGCTTCAGGTGGCATAATCTCTCCGCTCTACAACTGTTGCTAGAACTATTGTTGTTCTTCAGGACTCATTCTAGATGTAATAGAAGCCATAATGTACTACATAATCATCTCCTTCTCTTTCTCTTGGAGTTCTGATGTAGCTTCTTGTGATGTTCTAATTACTCTAAAGTTCATAGGCCTCTTAGTCTCTTCACCTATTAGAAGATCGATCTTAGGTCTAATAATATTAAAGTCCTACGGAGTAGCGGGGAATCCATCATCAACTTTAAACGGATTTGTTACACGCTTAAAGTCTTTTTCATCAAATATACTATTGTATAAGTTATAATAGGTTTGCAGCTCTCCGAATCTGGTCTTATTCATACCTCCAGATACAACGTTGCCTTCACCTATGATATAGTTTACACAATCGTGTTGCCAATCCTCTGTCTTCTTTGATAGTGGCAGCTTCTATTGTGGAAACGAAGCGTTGTATAAATTATCTTCTATTCTAACCATATGTTAAAAGCTAAATAAAGGCGTGTCGTCTTGTTGCTAATCGTTATCAAACCATTGTTTGCTAAATAAAGGTAGCTCGAAGAGTTCAACCTATTTATTCTTTTCCTTTGCAGCTGACACCTTAACCTAGAATAACTCTTCTCTATATATCATAACCATACACAGAGCTATCAAACGGTCTACGTTCTTAACACCGTCATTCTCAATTAATTCTTCGATTAAAGGTTCGCTGTATACTCTCTCTACATTAGGGTGTCCGGGTTCGTATTCTTCCATCAACCATTCTAGTATCAGACCTTCCCCGTACGCCCTAATTTGTTTTGTCATGTGACAGCCTTTACGGCGCTGTACTCTACTGTCTTTAAAGACTTCCGTAATGATCTTATCTGGCTAATCAGCTAGCAGATAATCGCAATGTTTATTTGTGAAATATGGGTATATACCTTTACGCTCATTCTCAAACAACAGTCTCGCATTATAAAATATTAATAGTTTACGTACATTCTCATAATACTCTTCTGCTGTATCTGGCCTACCAGTGTATTCTGCTACAATCACGTCATTCCAAGCTTCACCTGCTCTAACGCGTTTAAAAATAAACGTCGATCCTAATGAGTTAGTGAAGGACTCATCGTGATCATACGGGTCGCAGCCTCCAATGTATAGCCCGAATGGGGCGTCTGGGATAGGATATTCCCATATGACTACAGATCCGTTTGGTTTGTCATCTTTCTTTAAATGATATGTAGTGATATCTCCCGTTTTCTTTTCAGTGGCTTGAACACCACCATTACCGTCCCAGCTTAAATCTACTATATGTTTCATATTTTTAAGCTTGACGTTAGTTCTAATTCTAGTTAACTAGTCCATCAAGAGCTTTCTAGGGAATATATTCTTACCTAATTCCAATACAGCTTCTTGTGGTTTAATAGGTCTTTCAGATATAAATCTATCAATAGATGTCTATGATGCACCTCCGTCCTTTATGATATTACGCTAGTTAACTAATTCTTCAATAGCTTTCTCTTTTATGCTATTTCCGAATTCATCCATGAAGATCTGATTACCATCTTCATCAAAAGATTGTAGATTACTCCATGCTGGAACAAAGAATCCGCATTCTGTAGCTTCTTGTCCGTCGTCCCATATATTAGGAAAACTTAGAACATTGAATGCTTTAGGATTATAAAATATGTTCTTTAGACCGTCGAACGAACCTCCTTCAGTACCACCTGTACCGAATAAACAAAGTAGACCAAATGCTACACCGTCGTCAGTTTCTACAGCAGGCTGTTCAATACGCCACGCTGTTTCTAGATTTGGAAACTTACCGCCTTCCTCAAATAGTACTAATTTACCACGAGTACCACGAAGACGTTCGGGGTCATTCTTAAGGGTTATACCTGTAATCGAAGATAAATAACCTTGTTCGGTTTGTTTTCCGAATTCGTCAGTAATCTTATAACCGGAGACTCGCTCAAGACGGGTACTAGTAAGTCTTTGCTTTGACCACGCTGTGTGTTTGTCTACGAAGTCCATGATTTGCCAGGCTTTTGTGAGAAGTCCGTCTCCTACTAAGAACTTTTGTTCTGATGCAACAGCAAAATTCTTCGATCCTGGAATAAGTTCATAATTTCGTACAAGCATTGAAGCTCCTTTAAAGGAATATCCTCTTTGTCTGCACTTGAGGGTAGCCATATGTTTTCCCTCTTCTTCTGCTTGTTCTATTGCATTAAAGTAATAATAATCATAATCCCAGAAATCAGGAAAATTAAGTACACGTTCTCTTTTCTTTCGAACATTGCCGAATTTATCCGTGTACTCCTTTTCCTCAAGTTTCATAATAGGACTGTAGTTCAAATAAAAATAATGGTATCCTGTTATAGCATCTCCATCTGGAGTAACGTACCCATCTAAACATCTCTTTGTTTCTCGCTCCCAAAACTATATATAATCGGTAGTTCCCTTGGGAGCTAAAGTATAGCAGCCATGCTCTTGAAAGAAGAGGGCTGCTTTGCGAAATTTATCGCTGTTAAATATCTTTTTATTGAAATCTACCATATTAGTTTATTAGAGCAAACTTTTTACAATAGCACAAATCGATTCTACATTATCGTAGTAATCCAAAAATTCTTGATTATCGGGATCATATACTCCGAGTCTAAGTAATTCATACTCTTTTCCATTTGGATACTCCTACTGTATAATATAATTAATTAACTATTTATAATCAGGTTTTGTTTTAAATGTAGTAGGAATGTACGTACCAATCAAAGTTTCATATTCTCCATTTTCATCTTCTTTAAATTCACTTGTATAAGAAATGAAGAATATATATCCATTTTCACCCGGCTAAAGTTTTTCTACATCTTCCCACTCTACACGTCCTAACTCCGCAGTTTTTAAAGTAATGTTTTTTAAATTCATAATATAAAGATTCTATATTAAGTTTCAATAAATGTATTCCATCGCAATGTATAAGCCATCCATAATAAGAAGATAACCTGCGTTTTTCTTTATCCGAAAATGACAAATTATATTTCTTAACTACTCTTTTAAAACGAATTTTCATATTTTTCCTCAAAAGTGTATAAGAATGTCTGAAAACGTATCCTGCAAAATCTACACCTGAATCTGTTTGAAACAATTTTGGACTTTTTAATTTTAATTTTATAAAAGATAAATGTTGTCCTATTCTTCTATATTTGTTATATAAATCATCTTTATCTTTTCCAAATATAACTATATCGTCGCAATATCTATAATAGAATTTAACACCCAATATTTCTTTTATCCAATGATCTGTTTTTGTTAAATATATATTAGCGAAAAACTGACTTAAGTAATTTCCAATAGGTACTCCATTTTCAGAAGATTCTATTATTTCTTTTAATATAGATAACAACCATTTATCTTTTATTTTGGTTGTCAACATATTATACAATATCTATTTGTTTATACTAGGATAAAATTTTCTAATATCTAGTTTTAAACACCATTTAGTTTCAATAGGAAATTTTCTTAAATCTTTTTCTATTTTATTTTGCATACAATGTATTCCTCTATTTTTAATACAGGAATATGTATTTTTTATAAACCATTTTACAAATATCGGTTCTAATACATTCATTAATGTATGATGAACTATTCTATCTGGATAGTACGGTAACTAATATATTAATCGTTCTTTTGGTTCGTATATTTTGAATGTTTTGTAATCAGATGTTTTATAACTACGATCATTTAATTTTTGTTTTATAGCATCTAATGTAAGATCTTGTCTACGATCAAATCTCTTTACTCCATATGTATTCTTTTTACCCCTTCTTGCATTCTTTTCTGCCAGAATTATGTTTTGATCTGAAAGTATTTTATCTTTTAAATTGCCATATCTTTTCATGTGTTCTATTTTCCGCCTGTGAGTTTTCAGTTTCCTTACTAACACTATGCGGTCAATTTTTGTTATCTTTTGCAACATAAATGTTCGTGTACAGACCAACTTAATGTAATGTGTACATCGCGCACATAAGTTATGTGTGGCACGGTTGATAGATAGTTTAATAAAAAATAAATAGGTTAAACGACTACCAATATTAGCATTAGAATTAGCTGAATCATTATTAGCATTAAAGTAGAACAAACTGGCTTTAGCACCATTATTAGCGTTACTGCTACAGTTCATGACTTTCTACATTACTGAAACACTAATAAATCTAAGTAATACAGTAATACACTTCTATCAACCTTGGAGTTAATAAATATTAATTAATTTTATTCGGGTGTAAAATACAAACGACCACCAAGAGAAGCACTAGAATGAGCCGAATCACTATTAGCACTAAAGCAGAACAAACCGGCCCTAGCACCATTATGAGCGCCACCGCCACAGTACAAGACCCTCCAACCAGAATTCCACCACGAATAATCGTATAAATAACTATCAGAGCTTCCTCCAGTTGATGTAGGAATGAAATCTCCATACTAATCCCAATTCCAAGTCTTAATATAATTGTCAGATGGTTTTGTGAAACTTACTCTAGTTGTATAGTTTGTAGTAGTGTCGTCTGCAAACTTTGTAATATCGTCAGTCGTATATACGGTAGTAGTATTATTTGTCGTGTTTATATTAATGCCGTCAACCCATTTCCAAATATGACCAAATGGATTTTCAACGCCTCTGTACGAAGGTATCTAAAAAGTAACAGCAGATGTAGTAAATGTATTAGCAGGATATGATATATTTATACAACCTGTATTATTCACCAAAGATTTTGTAACCCCGCATGGAGCCAAAGGATTGTATGAGTTAAAATTATTCCAAGAAGTAGAGTCTGTAGTTGTCAATCCGTTTCCAAGGCCTCCCTATTTATATCCATCTGCAGTTAATGATGCATTATAAGAAGACTAAGAATTAAAATTAGCATACTCCACCACGTATAATCTAACCATAGACTGATACGCATCCCAATATTGTTGAGAATAGCCAGTTCCTTTAGCGGCAGCTCTAGTTCTAAACTGTGCTCTTGTCAACGAAGAAATAGGTCTACCCAATAAAGATTTAATATTACTATCGTTTGTACTATTTTTATTGCCACCTCTATAAGTACTTGCATTATCTGTATAAGTCAAACTAGACATATCGACTGTATTGTCAGATACAGTGAAGTTTGTAGTACATATAGAAGAAAGCGTAGTTCCATCAGATGCAGCTTCAAACGCCCCGATATATACTTTCTTCGATTTTCTACCAGTTTTTGCATAAGGATGAAGAATTAACACATCTATAGTATCATTTCCGTCTACATAACGATATGCTTCATAATAATATTCTGGTATTTCTACCATTATATCTCCATCTTCACCAGTGTAATCTATAGCTTCTCCAGTAGTATATCTAGTATAATCTTCATTACTAATATAACCTACTACTTCTCCATTTTTAACAACACATCTCTTCATTTTGTTTTGTATAGGAAGAGTTCTGTGCATATCCATATTACCAATGCGCTACGGAGTTCCCCCATTTACAACTCTGATACCATAACCACCTTCTTCTAAGTTTGCAATAAGAGCTTCTATTTTTTGCCTTGCATCTGCATCTTTTATGGTATAACTTGTACTATTTATTTGAATTTTACTAATGTCCATATCTCATAATTTATTAAGATACAGTCACACTAACTGCACTACCAGTAAAAGTCTAAGCTGCAGCTGTAGCTGTACCAATTGCCGTAATTGCTTTTGCACTATTAAATGTAGCAGCACTGCCTGCATTAAAGGTGTCAGCTGCTTTAGAAGGAAGTGTACCTGCATTAAAAGTATCAGCTGTTTTACTAGGCAAAGTACCTGCACTAAATGTACCCTGTGCCGTTACAGCAGATGATGTAGATGCTGAAGATAATACTAATGTTTCTCCTGCATAAGTAGCTGTAACACCTTCTACAGCAAATGTACCAGTACTAGCACTACCGAGTGACGGGAGTGTGCCTGCGTCAAACGTACCTTCAGTAAATGAAGGAAGAGTACCAGCCGAGAAAGATCCTTCAGTAAATGATGGAGCTACTGCTGCATCTTTTATACTGGAAATAAAATCAGCATCTGTAGTGCCAGAAAAGGATACAGAACTTGCCGCATTACTTCCCGCAGCAGTTACACTACCTGTAGCACTATCTTTAAAACCAAGACCTTTTAAAGAACCTGTAGAACCAAGTTCTGTAAATGCAGAACCGTCCCACATAAATTCCTTAGGAGCACTTTGATTTGTACCAGTCTACCCATATATCACCAAATCGCCAGCAAGAAGCTTTGTCTAATTTTCATCAGGAGTTCCTTTTACATATACACCAAGCGTAGTTTCTATTACAGTAGGAGAACTTCCATCAGAAAGACTTGTTGCTGCACCACTTACAGCAGAATCAGTTTTAAGTTTTCCAATAAAATGTGTACCGTTGGTAATTGCTGCTCGTGCAACTGCGTCTTTAATATCATAAGTAGTAGAACCTATTTTAATTTTACTAACGTCCATATTTTATAATTTTTAATTATTGCTTGTAAATTCTGCGCTTTCAGTAGTAGCATTATATGTAACACCACTTGCCGAATTAATTTTATTAACTAATTCTTCTGACAAATCATCTTCTGTTACGCTTCCATCAGAAATCTATGCAGATGTTATTGAACTTTCCATTACAGTTCCGTTTTTGAACAAATCAATAATAAGTTCAACGATAGCGTTGGCGTCTAAGATGGTTCCTTGTTCAAATCCTTTTGAAATATCCCCGAGTATCAGCTGGGGATCCACTGTTTTTCTAGCATGAGAACCTTTACTAACGGTCTCAATCAATCTTATCTTATTCATATTATTTGATTATTCATACAAACCGATTATGCCGCCACCTTTAACGCGTCCTGATTCGATTTGTTCTGCTTTAGCTTGTTTCATGGCTACATCTAATGACTTAACCATATTACCGACATCCTTAAGTATTTTACCAACCTTTATAGCAGTATCAATATCCATCTAATTCTTAGAATATTCTTCTAATGTTGCTATAAGTCCTTCTGCACCAGCTTGTGAAGCATTTAGTAGTCTTATACCAGGTGTTTCCTGGAATTCCATAAATCGCTTAGCTAAATATTTAACATTTTCAGAAGGTATGTAATTCTCATCGCCAAAGACGTCCTTGGCTACCACAAGTGGACGTTTCTCCGTAGGATAAGCATTATAAGGAGTATTCCACTTGTGTAACCAGACAACGTACTCAATTTCTTTTAACGCTTGAGCTTTATCTTTAGCGTTATTATAATGATCTTTGAAAGGAGGTATAGCCAGATCATCTGGACTCATACGCACCTTATCACCTTGTATATCAAACATATTGTTTTACTATTTTCGAAAACATTTTATACATTCTTTGTACAAGATACCCTATTATATATGCGGCAGTTTCACTGTCTTCAGGTATCTCGTAATAAGAACACATATGAGATTGTACATGTTTGGCTTCATGTATAGCCGTATTAACCATTTGGCTAATATCAGTAGATTGACCGATACATACAACACTCATTTTATAATCAGTATTGCTAAATGTAAAGCCCGTATTCTTTCTTTTAAGAACCTTAAAGGCTTTCTTAATATCTTCTTTAGGACAATCTACCTATATTAAAGAATCTTCTATTTCTACGAAGTCTTCTTTGCTTACGCCATAGTATATCAACACGTTCCAATCTTTCTTACCAAGTTGAATATACTGTGCGATCATATAAATTCAGACCAATCTATGGGAATTCTCATTCCCTCCATATCGGAAATCCATCTGTTGAATATCTGTCCATCATATCCGTCTGGATCATCTATTGTATCTTTAATATATCTACAAAGATGTTCATCATTGTCGGGTACTGAACTTCCTAAATAATCTGCTTTACACATATTAGCTACGTATACATAATCGTACAGTTTATTGTACTTTAACTGTATATTCTATTGCTAGAGCTTTGTTTCTATTTCATCTTTTGTGTAAGGAGTAATAGAACCAGATTCTTTCTCCATTAAGCGTACAGCAAATTTGCATAAATCTTTAGTGAAGTGATGGCCGTATAACTATATATACTTATTATAACTTTTAGTTGTTGTCATATGTATTGGATTTAGCAAGCATAGATTCAAGTCTACTCAAGACTTCCTCCATATGATCCATACGACCGGAGATATTGTCTATTGCTTCATCTCGCTGCTATTCTTTAGCATATACGGGATTGAGCTGTTTGAGGATCTCTTCACATGCAGTTAAGTTTTTCTTGTGTTGCTCAACACTGTCTAGAATATTTCTGCTGTTCTACATCATAGCATCTACTTCCTGTATCATTCCTTCTTTAGTTTCTGCGATAACGTAGTCACCATAAGAATGAATAACTCCAGTACTAGGAATACCTACGAATTCTTTATCCTCATTATCAATCTTTACTGCTATATCCACAACTGTTTGCATATTAGTACCAAAACTAACAGCTGGATTATAGGTCTTATACATTGGGTGCGGAGCGTTTATTCTCTGCACAAATCCTGTAACAACTTTAGGCTCTGCAGTCTTATCTAAGATATACAGAGTACTTCCTTGATGTAATCCTGAAAACATACTTAAATTATTTATAGTATCTGGGGCGGGAGTTGCCCGCCCTGACACCATCATTAAACTTAATATTTACGCATTCTCATACCACGCATATCGTAGCTCTTTTCATGTCTACGATCTTCGTACATATCCTCGTCATCGTGACGATCTCTTATTGAAGATCTACGATATCTGTATGACTTGCCTCTACGGTAGTTCATATCAGTATCCTCTTCCTCGTGATCATCCTTTTCAGATTCAAAACATTCATAAAGCGTGTCTTCGAGCTCACACAGGGCCAGCTTCTTGCGATGACCGAGATCCTTGATCTCATCAATTAAATCAAAAGCCTTTTCCCTTGAAGCCTCACGCATTTCTATTACCATCATAATTGTAAAATTTAAATAGTTAATAATGCGACTTAGGCAGGAATTTGTGTAGTCAATAACTGCATCAAATTACTATCTTTGTCATAGTAAATTAAATAAACTCCCGTAGCAGGAATCTATGCTACTGTTATTTCCTCACCACCCACATTAGTTAAAGGCTGTGTGAAATCGTTTGCAGAAAATACAATAGGAAGCGTAGTCGTTGTTCCAGTAGGTATTGTCTGGTTCAAACGTAGGAGTACAACTCCCTTGTCATTCAACCATCTGAATACCCTATTTGGAAGGTTCAGAACTACATTATCTGTTCCAACTGTAACGGAAGTTGTTTCTATCATAGGAATACCATTCCTATTACAGAAATTATAAGGATATCGAGTACTTCCAAACATAAGTACCTCCTTCCTTTATCAATTCCAGAAACTATTAGAACCCCAACCGTTGTTCCAACCATAAATACTAGGCGTAGTGTTAACAGCAGTTAACTGTGGCCATTGTACAGGTACGGTATTAGGCTGAGACGCCTTGATAGCTATGAGCTGGTTTTCAATCTCGTTAAACTTACTATCGATAAACTTAGTCTGTTCGCCATTGTTGATGTTAGAACGTAACAAAGCATTATCGGCAGTAAGAGTATCAATCTTGTTCTGTAACTCACGCTTCTCAAGATCGCAGAATTTGTCGTTGATCATGACACTCTGAGCATTGATGGCATCAGTAATACTGCGCGTATTACGCTCTGCTTGAGTGGACAAAGTGTTGGTCTACTGACATACTGCAAGCTGATCAGCAGCTTGATTAGCTGCAATCTGTGACTGCAGTGCATTAGTTTGGTTAGCGATAGCCAAGCGGTTCTCGCAGCAACACTGACAGATCTGTGAAGCAATAGCAGCGTTACCGCTCTGAATTGCATTCTGGATCTACAGTCCGCTCATGCCAACTTGTGTACCGACCGATGTAATAGCGTTGTTCAAAGTAAAGATACCATTTTGAACAGTCTGAACTTCAGTATTCAAGAGATTAGCCAAACTCTGAATAGACTGACCATTACCCTGAATAGCATTCATTAACAGTTCACGACCAGTATCATTGCTTATCTGATTTGAAAGGAATCCAGCACCACCATTGTTGTTACCGAAACCATTGTTACCCCAGGCACCTCCCCAGATAAGCCAGAGGAACAGAATCCAAATCCAGTTATTACCACCGAAACCCCCGTTGTTGTTCATTGCCAGGAGTAAGTTCGGATCGATACCATTGTTCCCCATCTCAGGGAACATCATTATTTTAGAACTTTCCATAAATAAAATAATTAATTTGTTAATAATAGATTTTAATGCGCTTAGTTTACAGCCATGCGCTCATGCTGTTTAGTAAGAACAAAGCGAACAACAATAATTCTTTGTTCTGAGAACTATCAATACAACTGTTTATTATTAATACTATGTCCGTAATTAACGTCTAAAGTAAATCCGTTGATCAAAGACGTATCATCAATATCCTAATTTGTCAAATTACCAGCAATATGTGTCATTACCGGATTAGAAGTATCCTTCAAACCGGTTATAAATGCTCCAAGATTAGTAACAGATTTATTAGAATTAAGAACTGCTGCAAACATCCTAGAAACATTTTTGACATTATACATATTGTCTTCGTTAGTAATAAATGGATTTGCAATTTGCGTAATCCTAGAATCGCAGAATGCATCCTAAGCATATTCGAATGACTGGAACGAGAATGGAATATTTTGTACAGTAGACGTACGATAGAATAATTCTCTAATATTTAATAAATTAGAACTTGCAAACGTATCTTTGTCTATTATATATACAGTATTATCGTCGCTATCTTTAACAGTTTCGTTATAAGTATATGCAGGAGATGCGTTATTACCAATCCTCATATAACTAAACATTCCTTGTACAGATTGTAAATTACTTAATGGTGCTAACGTATTAGAATTCATCCATCTTTTTCCACCTAACGATTCATTTTGAACATCATAGAATATAGATGTATCTTTAAACATGTCTTGAAGACTTAAGATTTTATTAAGCGGAGACTATCCGAATAAATTATTTGGAACTCCTTTATGTAAGAAATGACATCCGTTAAACATTCCAATAACATTTGTTAGATTTGTACAATCTTGGAAAAGTCCTACTTCACTATCATAAAGAAGTTCTGTAATATACTTATTGGAATAGAACATATTGCTTACGTTCTAAATAGTATTTTTACAAACCTAGAAATAATTAGCTGGAATTGAAACTTCAGACTAATTAATTACACAGTTTCCAAACATATAACTCAAGTTCTAAGTGTTAGAAGATCTCAATAAAGGTAGTGCACCAAGCATCAAAGAACCGTAGAACATATAAGATGTAGACACACAGTCAGTAGGCATTGTAACGGTTATAAATTTTCTGTTATATGGAGATTCATTTTCGTAAACCTGACATCCATAAAACATTGCATACGCTTGTTTTGCATTTCCACTAGGATTACCTAACGACGAAATATTTCCAACATTACTAAGATCAAATGAAGTTACGGAACTATTTAAATAAATTTTTGCTCCATAAAACATATTTGTACAATCTCCACGTAATTTTGAGAATATATTAGCATTCGAGCTTGTTATATATACTTTTCTATTTTGGAATGTACCAGCATATCTAGTAGTATTTCCGTTAATAGAATAATAGTTACTGGTAATTAATTTCGGTTTAAGTAAATCGTTATCTAAATCGATTGTAATCGGTAAACTATTCTCATTCCAAGAATCCAAACCGAACAAACCAGAAATGTTTATAATACTATTTGTATTTATATTATTATGGAATCTCAAAGTAGCTGCACAATATACATTACGTACATTTGAGAAACATCCACTTATATTTGAAATATTAGGACATTGCGACCACAGAGTATCAATTTGTAAATCTTTACTAAATAATCCGCTGTGACTACCTCTAAATGCAGAATTACAAGTTTGAAGATTGGTAAGTCTACTAAATACATTAGAATCAATTAATTGAACGTTTGATCCTTCAAACACACATCCTATATCTACTACATTTACTGGGAAGAAATCAGAATTAACGGCATCCGTACAAGTCACAGGATTTTCGTTACTATCTAAGTAAACAGGTAATTGTGCATCACTTCTACTTGGAATATAGAACGTAATAGAACTTCCAGCAAACATTCCATACATGCCAGTTATAGATGTAGAAGACGATATAAAATCATACGGTACTCTTAATGTCAAACCCATCAAAGCTCTAGTAAGTGTTGTAACAGAAGATGGAATTTTTCCTACAATCTTCACTTTATTACTTACAGAAGTTATACTATATGACCATCTATTCGGACACAAGAAAAATGTAAGATTACTTACTAATGAATTGTTTCTAAACAAATCATCGAAGTCTACTACTACATCCCATGTTTGAGAATCCTAAGAAATGTTTTCTGAGAACTTCTTACAAAATAGTGCTCCTGTAAAGTTACTAACATTTGTACACTATTTGATTACAGCGGATATTTCTGCATATGTAAGTAAATTTGCACCTGCAAATGTCCACTAAGCACTGGTAACATTGTTAGATACTGTAATAGTAGGAAGTTGTTGTAAATTTAAACATCTCCAGAAGGTACTATTTAAATTGCCAGTTATATTTAATGTACCATAAATTCTCGTAAGATCTTCGCAATTGTAAAATAATGAATCTCCGCTTCCATTCCAAGTAAGATTGCGAATAACTTGTATTTTAGTAGAACTAAAATTGAATTGAGAATATGAAATAGCATTGGATGAATTAAACGATACTTTTCTCAACGAAGATATATTGTTTAAACACGATGCATCAAATTCTCCTTCTACAGATCCTAACGAAATTATTGGAGAACCTTGTATACTAAATGTAGTAAGTGATTGGAATTTTACATTCTGAGATAACTAAATAAACGAAAGATTAGTGCATCCGTTAAAATAAATTTCTTCTACATTACGACTAATAGCATCCATATTTATAGTAGATTGCCCAAAAATCGTATTATGGAAATTTAATTTAGTTATATTTATATCATTACCATCAAAAGAAATGCTGTTAACAGTAAGAGCTGTAAAATCAAATTCGTCGATACTAACGTTATTTTGAATGATAATACTCCCGTTAAATTTAGCACCATCAATTATAAACTCTTCAAGTTTTGGTAAATTTGCAAGAACTAAATTACCATTTATTGTACATCCTGTAAGATCTAAACGCCTTAAATGAGGAAGCATATTAAAACTAATATTAGTATTAATCTACGTTCCTTTGAAACTAATAGTTTCTAATGAAGCATTTTGAGGAATAGATATAGAATCTATCTAGATATTCTCTGCAGTCAGAGTTCTTAAATTTGTAGGTAAATAATTTAAACTTCGTATAGCAGAATTACTAACATTAAGTTCTTTTAGGTTATTAAGATTAGTTCCAACTACGCTTTCAATACTTGGTAGCTATTTATTACCGGAAACATCTAATGAAATAATATCTGTGTAGTTTCTCGGACCTGATTGATATGATACGTATTTAAATAGCGTTGTATTAAGAACCTGGTTTTGATTTACCTGTACCGTCAGTTTGGTAGCAGCTGCAGATCCTGATGTAAATGAAACTCTATCTGTAACAAATTTAACAATATCACTTGATTGATATGATTGTATTATATATTGTGGAGATGCGACAGTCATATTATAACTAATCGCTGACACTAAGTTATAATTACCAATATCAGATGCTCCGAAATAAGAATCACAAAATGCAAATCTCTATCTTATCCATTTTTTAAATTTAATCCATCGGTTACCATAAGCCAAGGATTGATCTCCGGTAGCGAGATATTTGTTAGTAAAGTCTTTATTATATTGTAATATACCCAACTTATTAATAAGGTTGGTCTCACACAGGTTTATAATAGCGTCTGGAGTATAACCTCCAGTCGTACGAAGTTGTTTATAAAAACTATTTATTACATTTTTATAATTCTTATAGAAGTTTATCCATAATTTAGATGAATTAGAACTATAATGATATCTTTTATAAGTCTAAACTCCATAAGGAATTAATGATTCTTCAAGTAAATAATTATCTTCTAATTCTTGTTGAGTATAATTAGGATTATAATTAAGACTAAATTCTGGCTTAATTTCGACAAACGTTGCTACATTATCGTTACCATTGTTATCAAGGCCAGCTTGGCTATCTAAGTCATATGGACGCGGATACCAGTGCTCTCCATCCCAAGTATCAAACATTGCGTTCTTACCTAGGTTATCAGTTTGACCAAAAATCATAAGTTGTATAAAGTACAACATACAATAATTAAGGTCGAAGTGATCAGGGAATTCTTCTGTATAATTATTATTTGTATCAGATTCGTTCACCCATATCCACATTTTATAAATCTTTTTAAAGTCTTTTGCTTTTAAGATTTTGGTAAGATACGTAGTAGTACCACTTGTACTAGTTTTATAAATATCGCTGTCTGGATATCTATATTCGAGACCTTCTGATAAAAATTTACACCATTTTACATAAGGATGATTTTGTACAAGATCTCCTCCTAACGTAGAATCTAAATTTAATTTTTTACCACTTGCAGTAATTGCGCTCTGGACTTCATTAGCATCAGCATCTATTTCTGATGTGTTTAATGTACCATCAATATTTCTGTAATCTTTTAATACAAGTCCATCCGGTATAATAAAACGTCCTGCAGCACCATGTTCGTTATCATTAGATGTTCCTTCTAAAGATAAACAAGACTATCCATCCGTTTCAAATCCTAAAGAATCTCCAGTCTTATCTACATTTAACATGAAAGAACCAATATTAATAAACGCGTCTGACATATTCGCCGCACTATCGCTTATCTCAAGAACAATCGGAAATCCCATAATAGCATCCAAGTTTCCATTTGCTGCGCTTGGACTACCATTAAACGTAGTAAAACTTTCATTTGATATCAACGATTGAACTAGATTATTATAGAAATTACAAGTAGGTGTATTATTTAAATGTGAAGAATCCATATAATCGGCCTTCGCTGTATATATTGATTCTTGAAAATACTCACCTTCAGACTTTTCTATAAAATCTGGATTGAATCTAACTGCCTAATTACCTTCTATTTTCCAAAATGTAAATTTAAAATTAGGAACTGGATACACAAGTGTACTGGTACCCTAAGTATGTACTTCGATGATACAATTTTCCAACAAATTTACTCCGTCTACTATATACTAACCTTTGCACAATACAGCATATTCTTTCTAAGCAGGCTTCTTAATGTCCACGCTCTGTCTAAATAAAGACGCGTCATCTCTGTCTATACTCGTATCTTGAGTATAATATAGAACATCATATTCATCTATCGCGTATGCTTTTTCTAATCCAATCGTACCAAATGTAGTAAGATGTTTCAAATCTTCATTTTGTTGGGATATGAGATCGAATAAAGTATGTCTTTCTGCCTAATCAGTCACACGCATTAACTTAAGAACTGGTAAATCCGCAGGCTCTTCAAAATTGGGTTCGTGTGCTAAATAATTAGTATACATTATAGAATATATCGTAGCAGTAGGATCTATTGTACGCTGTCCATTATTCTTATAATAGATCTGACTTTTATGAACATATATACCGTTTGCTAATTTAATAGTTATCGGTTTAGTTGGATCATAACTAATAGGTTGTGAAGATCCATCGTCTGTACGCTAATTCTTTACTATCATACCATTGATATATATAGCATGGTATACAGTCGTTATTGTTTGGTTATTTCTATTTACAGATTCCTCCAGGTTATAACCAAAACCAATCTGAACCCATTCGTTCAGAGGAGTATCTGTAATAATTCCTCTACAGTTAATAATATCTTCCGTAACGTATCCTATTTCTACGTCTCCTTGGAATATCTATATATATTTTAGATTTTTATTATTAACTTGATTTATTTTGCAATACGTATCTAGAACGAATGCGCAAGTATTATATTCGTCGCTAGTCTGATCGTCTATTGCTTTATAATATCTAGTCCCTTCTTGCAAATCTTCATTAGTAGCAGAAACAATTACATCTAATGACACAGGACCTTCTGCAGAAGGATAATAATACTGTCTTTCTGGTAATTCGTTTATGTTACCAATAGTAATTTCAAATCTTTTACTCTGCTAAACATTACCTATAATATAAGCACAGTTTATTATAAGCTGAGCATTTTGTTTAATACTTTTTGGTATAATACGTAATGAGAAATTATTATAGGCTGTGACAGTCACAGATTCAAAAGTAAAATCAGAAGAAACGTCTTGTGATATGTAAACACTCGTACCCTATACACCGCTTTTCAGCTAAAATGTATAATAATCAGGAAAGTTTACATAATATTCTTTAAATGCGCTCTGTTGTACAAATTCAAGCGACGTCACATCCAACAATGTAAACAATTCTGTATATGCAGAGCGACTTACATTATTTTCAGTATAGTCTACTCGTATATAACAAAATTTACCATTAAGATTATATAATGTTTCTGCAGATGGTAATATGTAAAACTTTTGTCCGAGATAACTATCGCTTGGTTCTAATAGCGTTTGATTTGGTGTCAACGATATATTTACATCGTCTCCATCAGTTAAATATATTCCAGTAATCTAAAAACTATCGTCACGTACGTTTATCGTACTTATAAAATACTGATTCGCTATAGACTAAACATTTTTGATGAGTATTTTATCAAAATTTGAAAAGTTATGTACAATAGATATACCTCCATAACGCACCTCATATTCTATATAATCAGTTCCGTCTTCGTTTTTTGCGAATGCTCCTGTAGTATCGACTACTTTAATTCTGTAAGTATATATTCCAGGTACTGAAGGCGCTACAGCAACAATTGAGTTATTGTCACTCTTACCTATATTAGCGAATTCATACTGAAATACTTCCATTCCGTTTGTAACTTGATATACAAATCCTTTTTGAATTGATGCTCGACCTTGAATACCAAATCTAAATACAATGGATTCTCCTTCTTCTACGGTTATGGAAGTAGATCCGGATGTAAAAATAGTCAAATCTACCTATTCTACTTTTTGTTTAAGATCTTCATTACCTACATTATCCGTATTCCACCAGTATTCCTAAACTTCTCCTGATCGGTTTATAATTCCTATGGTCAATCCTTTACCTCTCAATCCTTCAGGTATAATAGAACAAGCCTCTTCTATACTATTATATGGACCATATAAAGCATCTATGTTAGAATACTTGTTTAGTATTTTAATTCTATTGTTTATTTCAAAATTCATGATACAGTAAATGTAAAGGTTATTGTTAAATTTTCGGGAGCTACTGCTGGCTTATATATCCACACTTTATATCCAGTAATAGTAGTAGTGTCAGTAGAAAAATTTTCAGATAAACTTAATTCTTCAAATCTTGATGTGACAGCTCTTGTTAATATGATATTATTAGGAACCGCTAAAAACAAGAATTTATTTTGTAACGTTATCGAAGTTTGTTTAGACGGAGATAATACATTTATTGTAGTAAAACCATTAGTGTTTTCTGGTACCTAAGTATTCTTATTCGCAAACACATAATAATATATAGGTGTCTGATCTATTTCTACATTATCACCGACGCCACCTCCTCCACTATAAAAAACTCCGTTTGCCCAAATAAGTTGTTTATCTTTTATAAATGCTACAGCTGAATTTGGTATATTATTCTGATTTAATTCAAATTCAGCTTTTGTCTCATAAAACAAAAATTTATTATTCAGAGTATCGTTAAAATAATTTACTATAACGTTAGACTTATTATCTATATAGTTTGTCATACTAGCAGAACTATCACTTATTGCTTCAGCTAATATAGACGCTTGTAAATTAGCATCAAGTATATCTCCTTTTTCGTATTTTCCGCCGCTCGCAACATATAACTTTGGGCGTATATCTTTTCTGGCACTAGACCCGTATCGAGCTAAATCAATCAGCTCATATTTTTCATGTATTTTATTATTCATTTTTATATATTTAAAGCCGTATTAATTTTGTATTAAGCTCGTTTATATATTTATGTATATACGGTTATAGGGGTTACTCTTCCAAGTAACCCCTATTTGCTACATTGCCACTCTAATGTACGCCGTAGCCCAGGCTTTTTAAACGTTATTATTACACCTGCTCAGGGATGTTTTCTTCCCCGCCGCTGCCATCTGTTGCGGTCTGCTGGTCTGTAAGTTCACTTTTACTTTCCGGAAAACCATCAGATCCCGTAGGTGCGCTCTGTTCATCACTTGTGTTAGTTGAACCAAATCCGCCTTCAGATCTATCAGTTTCACTCAGCTCTTCTGATTCCTCGAGTTCAACCTGTGGAACAGGAAGAATAAGCAATTGAGCAAACTTCTCACCCTCTTTGAATACTGCAGGTACTACATCAGTAGTACTCCTAAACTTAGCCATTACCTCACCACGATAGTTAGAGTCGACAACGCCTGCATGGTTAGTAAGCATCAAAGACTTCTTAAAGATAGAAGAACGTGGAACAAGCAAGCCAAAGTATCCTTCGGGAATCTCAAAGGCAAGATCTGTATGGTATACTAAAATTAACTGTCCGCACTCGTTCAACTCAGTAGTAATACGAGTGGCAGTAAGATCTAATCCTGCGTCATGATTGTGGGCGCGTGCCGGAGCTACTGCTCGCGGATCAAGTTTCTTATATTTTATAATCATATTCACTATTTAGTTTAGTCGTATTGTATTGGCGGCGGGCGTCGCACCCGCTTTGACTGTATACTATCAATCGCTCTCACAGGGAGTGTCATGCATCTATCCTACTGTTCTTGAGTTACGCCAATGTGTTTACTGTTGTCTCAGTATTAGCGGTCAGTTCTACGATACTGCCAAACGCTCTCAGTCGGTGATCAAATGACTTGGTTGAGTCTTTTATACTCCGCTCAACGGGATGTCGACTTCCATCAACAAGGTCTCTAGAAACCTTACAGTCTCAAAAGTCTGTTTTATTTTTATAATTTCTCACATTAGTGTCAAAATGAGGACTCGCACCTATTATCTTATCACGTTCATAAGATGTTATGCTCAACCTTTTTAGACCTTGTTGTACATAATCATTTTGACATTTGGTCCCGGCGACCGGTTCGCTCCAGTTACTGCGGGGTTAGAGCCCACTGTGTTAGCATCATACACCACACCGAAGTGGTAGGTAGGGGAATCGAACCCCTCAGCCGAAGCTGTACCATAACCACCTATAATTCATTTATCATGAGCACGTGGTTTTTACAGTAGCCACGTAAAACTGTATTATCGAGTAAATACGTGCTTGATAGCCTTCCACAGCCTCTTATACCAAGGCAGCTTCTTCTTCTTGCAATCGCACTCACAGAAACAAACAGTTACCCTAGGACCAATCTCGTGCATCACGTATGAGCAGATGTCTGCGAGCTCCTCGTCTGTCAACGCAAGCTTTGCTTCATGTTTAGCAAATGCCCACATGGGAGCGATATCACTCAGAGTTTCGATGCTATCAAAATCCACTACGTAACTATAATTCTTTTTATTAAACTTTTTCATATTGTTTATTTTTTAAAATACTGCTTCATCTTTCTCACCGCC